TCCCAGTACTACGTCAAAAATTAATTTGACATAGTGAAACGCCCTTAGGCGTTCCCCCAGTTGCGCTTCAGGCGACTGCTGTGCGCATCAGCGTACAGACCAGCGTCTGTGCTCACTCTTCCACAGGTATACCTGCGGAGGAGCTTCTCCCACTCATCCTCGCCATACCAAGTTTTGGTAGGCTCGACTGAGTACCCTTGTACCTGCGGAACGTGCGTATCGCGGCAAAACCGCGTACGTATACGTTTCCTCTGGTGTATAAGGGTAGGCACAACATCAGGCCTATGGAAGCCGATTACTCGGCCACCACGCGAATACCACAAGAGCTTCTTCCTTTCACGGGAGAAGGATTCTTGTAACGAAAGATCGATTGGAGAATCGTCTTTCTTATTCGAGCGGTAGTACGTCACATAAGGTAGAGGTCCGTAAAGGTCCTCCACCAAATGCTCGACGTAACCAGCAGCCTGATAGTAGCCTCGCGCGTACAAGGAGTTTGATAGCTCCACGTACGACACGAGACGACTGGCCTCCTTAGTGCGATACCATGTCTTCCGCAAGCGGATGGGTGTGACATCGACGCCATTATAGGCGTCGCACCCGCAGGACTCTCGGAAGAGACCTGAGACGCAGCACTTGTCACGGTTGAACAAAAGCCCAAACCGTTCAAGCTCCTGCATTACGATAGGATAGTCTTCCCTATCGCATATGATATCGTCACCGTAGACATAAACAGATTCGCGAGCTACACGCTCTCGCTTCTGCTTATGAACTACGATTGCACTGACAGCTAATGCATAAAACACTAGTGCTTCGACGGGAAAGCATACTGCTGATCCCATCGGAGCAAACTTAGCGAGATACACACGCTGCCCATTAGGCAGGATCGTGCTTGTCGACCGCGAGGCCGACAGGGCTTGCGCCCACTCGGTACCGGAGAACAGTTCGTTCACCAGTGCCAAGGTTACACGATCAGACGCGTCCTTCATGTCTAGCGTGACCATCTTCCGCGAGGAAGATGATTCTAATGCTAGACGTCGGTTGACTTCTTGACATGTGAAGTTCACATGCCCCTTCGTCAAACGATGTGATTCCAGTCGGGACACCAGCTTTCGCTGCTGCCCCTGTTGGATCCACTGGTATTCCAGTGGTTCACATGAGATCAAGCGAGGGCCTCGACTATCTTTGGGAACCAGTACCACTTTAGCGGTACCGGCTCCTTCAGGAGTGAGGTCTGCAAGGGTGTCCAGCCTATCGGCTGTATGAGTTGCGCTGAAGTGGAAGTACTCCGTAAAGGGGTACACCTCGTCAAGCTGCTCATAGATACGAGAGAAGTGGGATTTCTCACCACCAACCTCTCGAGTTGACACTGCACCAGGGCCGTGCTTAGGAATAATATCCCTAGGGCAACAAGTCCCCAGAACCCGAGTAATGAAACTACGGGCTCGCTTAATAACCGCGTCACTCGGATCCAGACTGAGGGTTTCAATCTCAGTCTCGATCGAGACGAAGTTAGATAGTACCTTTTCGGTACATTCTGCTTCATACGGTAGTTCTAACTTGTACATGAAGTACAAGAGCTGCCTAACGTGCCTGATTGCATCTACGTCCGCATCACTGCGTACGTAGCCGCAACTCGTAAATATCCGTTCGAATAGATACCCAAATAATAGGGGTCTACATCTGAAGGTTTTAAAGCCTTCTGATAGGAACGGTATTTCGCCTTGGAGGGCCTTGTCAAAGGCTTTACCAAGTCGCGGAAGGGACTTCGTCAAAAACGAAATTCCCTCCGCACCCAAGCGAGACTGAATTTTATTCCAGTCCCGCACAGGCTCCGAGTCAGCATAGCAATCAGCTATATCAGCCACTAGTCGCCTGTACAGAGACGTATATACGTCTAGACTATTACGGTACACCATATGGTAGTGCCTTCTAGCCCTTCTGTGTCAGAATCGACCCCAAGTGACTGGTCACCATTCAACCGAGCTACAGCCCTACCTAAGTCCGATTGAGCTATGCCTCACCTTGTAAAAGGCGAGGGAGCCAACCAGCTTCAGGTACCGAGCTGTTGATGTAGGTCCCGCCCGTTGTCGCAGACACTGGTCCGTAAAGGACAAATGCTGCGAGTGTACGAGCGAGTTCGACTTCATCAACCCCTGCTGCGAATACTCCGGAAACTTCCGGGGAGGACACAGTCAGTGATGCACTCAGTGTTACTCGTTGACCCTGCTCCGTCACAGCTTGACGCTGCAACCGGATGAGGGTACGAGTCGTTGCGAAAGGCGCATTCTCTTTTGAAGGAGTATGCGAGATAGTCAACGTGTCAACAGCCGTGAGGCTGGTAGACGTCGTCGACTTCCTGACGCGAACCGACTTCCCTGGAGCAAAGTCATTCGCACGCCACGGCTCAGTGCTATATGGAATAGCATTGTTTGTCGTGTGCGTGGGAAGAATATTGTCCACGGGAGACGGTAGAAACAAGGGATCTTTCAACATAGAAGGGTCTCTGTATCTACTAACACGTGCCGAAACACGCGGCCTCATTAGTGAGGCGGTGGGGTTAGTGCAGATTACCGACGTATCTCAGTATCCCAAAGACGCCGCGCAAATAAATGCGACGCCCATGGGGGAACCGATATCCGAAGGATGCTGCGTGGTGGACTACATGGTACTAACGTTCGTCGCGAAGGATTGCTCCAACGCGGCGTTTACCGTATCGTACGATCCGGGACGCTTGCCGCACGGACTTCTGAGTGATAATAGCCCCGCCCGTAAGGACGCGAGCTACTCTCAATCCAGAACCCTGCTTGAGCGTAACGGGTGTTACACGTAGGTGGTCAGGCTTTTTACAAACCCTGGCCTTCCGCATCACAACTATTTTGCCACAATATTCATTTGTGACATGGTGAGGCTGAGATTCCTGATGTGGAAACTCATCCCTGCCGAAATAGGTGCGATACAGACGTATCTCTTCCTGCTCAACGATAACTTCACAGCTATCTGCAAGCACGAGATACGGGTGCCATAACCTCGGCTTGAACTGCCTTCGCAGCCAAGTCGAGAAGTCATAGAACCAATCGATAACGAACGAGAATGGGAGTAAATCCCAAGCCGCCGCAGGATCCAAAACTCCAAGTGTGTCAATAAATTGACCCACCCGAGCATGGAATGATGAGATGTCAGGAGATACATAATAGTATTTCACGACTTGTCTTATCACTGATGGTACCTTGGTCCGGACAACCTGAATATCAAGATCAGCATGGTCACCTTTATAGGTGTATATGCTAACTTGAGGTTTTCCAGCAGCGCTAACTACCTTCTGTTGGCGCGCTGTCCTGAGTCTCGTAAGACACTCAGATCCGGCTGCTCCACTCTCACGCCACTTCATCAGAGTATCTATCATATGACGGATATCTGCGATCGTGGCTGATAAGCCGAACTGTACGGCCAAATGACTATTCGCAACGTCCTTAAAAGCTGTTTTCACAGCCCTAAGACGACGCAAACGGTTATTCAGCGCGTATATCTGCTTTATCAGGTCTGGTAACTGCTTCATATCCCGAATCATGAACCAAATCGAGAAGTCCCCTTCAGTGGGGTCTTCAGGTTGTTCCATGGTACGGAAGTATGGAGAGTTGAACAGATGCGTGTAGAGCGGCTCCGCACTCCCAAGTATATCGTCCAATAGGTAGCTTCCGCTACCATTAAATGAACGAAGTTGCTGTACGACATGATACATGCCGTGCATCAACACTTGGCCGTCTCCAGTTACAGGAACCCAGTAGAACGGACGCGTGTCAAGACCAAACGACATACTTGTGTCGTGAAGGTCTTGCATGCGAGGTTCATAGTGGGCCTGGCTGTCGGCTACTATGCGATCGATAACAGAACGCTGTTGCGTAGTGTTAACGAACGATCCAGTAGATATCCGCGGTGATATGGCCTGGTGTTTACACCAAGTCGTACCATCCGTGGTATCACCGGAATCTCCATAGTAAGAGTGGAACTTGCGATATCGATTCATTGCTATGTATGACAATGGCCCCCCG